CTTGGCCGAGTTGTAAATTGCATGTAACTGCATTAATAGATACAGCCCAATGGCTGTAAATGTTACATGTAATAAATCAACGCGGTTATCGCGATGTGTGAATTATCACAGCCATTAGGCTTTTCCTAATATTTTTGTGGGGCAAATTACCCCTTTAAACCTGACCCTACTCAGGACGTCGGTTCGGAAATTACGTATAAACAACCGTTCACCAACGCGAATAACGCCCATGAACAGGGACCTGCTGGCCTTCTTTTCCAGCTAAGTTTGATCATAAGCGTATCAAGCTCTTTTAAGCACTTCATAGCAGTGCAGGTTGTGCGAACCTTTCCCATAAGGGAGCTAAAACGGTAGCGTCGATGGATTGGGTGGTACACTGGCCGTACTCTGGAAGTAATTGCACAAAGGAGGACCAATGTATTGACCCATTGTGGCATTATCCGCCGCGGCCCTACCGAGTGCAACACGACGTGTAGCTCCTGTATTATTCCTAATTCTCATATTATACAAATGTATACTGTAAGTTAGAGATGTGGAATATGTTCCAGGAGCAGTTGCCTGCGTGGCACCCGCACCCTGTCTATAAGGGTAATGGGGAATACGCTGATATCGTGCAAAAGGAGGGACCACTACACGTACAGCACCACGTTGTTCAACTATCAAATGACCAGAAGTGTCAGTCAAATTCTTGTTATACAAAGAGCCCGCTCCTGTCTCAGAGAAATTCCCATCCGTAGGTGCCACAGAGACTGTGATACCATTGGAACTTCCATCTGGGTCATCAGTTATGGCTATCCACTCTGTGGAGCCATACACAAAAGCAAACAGTTCCTGCATACGACCACACTTGGATCCATAAAATACAGCACTGGCTGTATTAGCTATAGGAGATGTGCCTGTTATAATTGGCAGATAATCCCTACGAAACCATGGCCCTAGTGTGAAATTAAGAAAAGTGTTATTAGTCTGATCAAACACGTGCCAATCAGGTATCATAGCAATCTGTTTGACACTAGCAAAGCGCTCGCCTATGGTCAATTGGCTGGCATCAGCATCAGATGATACGCCACCAGCTTGTAAAAACACACCAGAAGATGTGTTATCGGATCTGAAGTCAGTTGCATCTATCATTGACGGGCACAAAGCTGCAAACTCAAAACCTGGTAACGCCTGCACATATACAAGCATATCAATAGTGGTTGCAGCATTGGTCGGTGCATTCAGAGGACTAACAACTTGCACCGTCAGTGTGCCTATACTACCATTCATAGACACATAAGGTGACTCATGTATAAAAGGAACCTCAAACTCTACAGTTGACGAATCTCGCAAATCAAACATCTTTGTATAACCAGTCATCTGAACTCCCGAGGCAGTAGCAACAGGCAAATCCTGTACATTAGTGATAGGTGAATTGTTTGACTGTGTCGTACCAGGTACATAAGATATAACGACCCTACCTCCATGCATCTTAGATTTACTAAACTGGAAAACATACTTAAAACCACCCCTCCAATATCTAAAGTTGGATCCTATGTACATAAGATGCGATGGTGCAAAACAACTCGTGGTCAACGTTGCATTTGGTGAAATGGATATGTTGCCTGATCCTGCCGTTCTAAACCAAAAGCATGATGGTGACACGATACTCGCGTATAGCAAATCTCCTACCGCAGCAGTAGTGGTAAACTCTTTCCTGTAAATCATAGCGGGCTTGGTAAGGATGCTATCAAAAGACATCTCGTCTTCTTCCGTACCTCCCACAGTCCCTACAACTAGATCATTGGTTTGAAATGGAGAGGCTACAAAGGCAGACGATGGCATATCCACATGACTCTCACCCATATACCCAACAATGGCTTTGCGCTTGACAATTGTTTGATCTATTGGTTTTGAATAACCAAAAGATGACGCTAAACGTGCTGCCATTCGGGTAAACCATGCTGTTGGGCCCATAACTGGTTTCAACCTGGGAATCGCCATTAAAGATGTAGCCAACGTTGATGTGGCTTCCAATCCTCTAGATATAAGACCGTTGGCACTCTGCTCTCTGGAATTTCCTGCCTGCAACAAAACAGACGTAGTCGCAAAAGGATAAGCACCTATCAACTCCACATCTTCAAACCATGTGTAGATGGAATATCTGCATGCAAGTTGACTTGCCGCCAATCTGAAATTGGTCAATCTACCGTGTGTGAACACCCCAAAATTATTATTAAACCCATCTTGGGCTGTAGTGTTGACAGGAAAATACTCATTGGGGCAAATATAAGGTACACGCAACTCCACAGAAGTCTGCTCTGACACGTCACATTTGACATGGGGTAAGTTGGTCGACAAATATGGAAAATTGCCACGTTTACCATTGAAGCCAGAAGCAATACCATATTGAAAAGATAAACATGAGATGCCCTGATGAAAAGGCGTCGAAGTAACTACCAACTTGAAACATAGCGTTGCTCTAAACCCCTTTGCTCCCTCCATCCTATTATAGCTCGCTTGTCCAAAACATGATATCATGTCGTTCTGTGCCGACAAAGTTATCTGATCTTGAACACCCGGGCTCACAGTATAAGTTCCTGTTCTGAACAGAAATGGTCTTGATAAATAAGACTTCAAGTCCTCAATATCACCAGATGGATGTATGGTGCCTCTGTTCACAGCCGAAACACGTGCACATAACGTAGCATCATTATCGAAATGAGACATCTGTGTCACATTCTCCACATTCTGCTGTATAGAGATACCTTCTATTTCCGGGCAAGTATCATCTTTGGTGGCATTGCCCTCCACCTTAACATCTGAATTTATTGTTGTAAGCTATGTACACACCAGGTTCAGCTCACGAAATCCTGGTTGGGATGTGTTCCTCTCTCTTAAGGACTGAGTAGTTGTCCTTCCCACATGGGGTCATAGTGCACCGACACATCACTTATGTGCGCACCTTGTCTTTAAATTAGAACCATACATCAAAACGAGTCTTGATGTAGGCTCTGGCCGCCGCACGGGATGAGAACTTAAGTTTAATCCCGTGACGGTCGGCCCATGATACAAGCTTTGTGTTGTACACGTCCCAATCCTCCTTGCTGTGCAATGATAGCTCACCCTGTAAAATCTCACAATTCTGTTGCACATCTACAAGAGGGCTCTTGTTATTGCGGTAGAAGTATGGTGTATATAGGAAACTCTCCTTGGCCAAGGGTCCAACCCAGCCCAAATAAGGAGCTCCCCCTATAACAGCCTCCTCTCCTATATCATCGTGAACAAATCTCCTCTTAAGGAAAGTCACATGGTATATGTCCGTGTAGGGGACCAACTCACCATCCTTAGCTCCAGCAGTGTATGTGAGTCCAAAGAGGTCCCCCATCGCCTTAGCCACCGTGACCTGGTTAAACATCTCACACACCTCATCATCGACACCACTGACATTGTCATCACCAAATGTGTTGATAAAAACATGTTTCCACATATCACATGTGTCTCCCGTGAGGTGAATGTAGCACGCTGTCAAAGTGAGCAATGAATACATGGAATTGACCACTGTTGTCAAAGGGTGACCACTGGGCAAAGACTTGTGCCATTGCACAAGATGTGACGCCATGCATCCTGGCCCAGTAATATGTATCGAGTGTGTCAAATCTTGCCAAAGCAAAGCACGAATATCATCATCGCGTGCACTCCAATTGGGAGAGCGTGCATACCATCGTTGTATAACGCTCAATATGGCATCATGAACCCAAGGCTGCTCGCTGGCATCAAAGCGGGAGAAATCACCATCAAACACCTTACCTCCCTTTGAGAGCAATTTATCAGCCAAAACACCCCACTGGGTATAATGATTTATACCGGGTGCCATACCACATAAAACGGGATTGGCTAACATAGCGGCACAGAATGATCCAAAAT